CAAGGATAAACCATAATGGACAGACAGAGTGTATACGAGCAACTAAAAATTGACGAGGGTGTAGAGTATGAAATTTATAAAGACCATCTGGGCTACCCGACTTTCGGAGTTGGCCACCTGGTCCTCAAAAGTGATCCAGAGTATGGAGCAGACGTCGGAACTCCAGTGTCAGATGACCGAGTTAGAGAATGCTTTGAACGTGACCTTGACACCTCAGTTAGTGAGTGTGTTGCGTTATACGGAGAACAGTTTGAGCAATGGCCCGGAGAAGTACAAGAGATCCTAGTAAACATGATGTTTAACATGGGACGCACACGCTTAGGCAAGTTTAAGAACTTTCGCAAAGCACTAGAGGCTAAAGATTGGAAACAAGCCAGCATAGAAGGCAAAGACAGCTTGTGGTACAGACAAGTAACAAACAGAGCAGACAGACTAATGGAGCGGTTAAGCAATGTCGGACAAGATAAGAGTAAAGGAACTACCTGAAAATCCAGTAGAGCGCACATACGCTTTAGACGAATACACAGGCAGATTAGCAATATATTTAGATGGGCACTGGCAGTTTGCCGAAGATGTCACTAAGCGTGAATATGCTGAAGATATCATAAAGCATTTTAAGAAAACCTCAGCACTTTCCTAATGTTTAAATTTGATGAACTTAGCAGGCTACATCTGGAAGTTTCTAGCAATTGTCAGGCTAAATGTCCACTATGTCCCAGGACTGTTAAAGGAAGCACAAATCCTAATTTGACCATAAGCAGTTGGAACTTATCAGATTATCAAAAAATTCTTCCAGCTAAAGTTATTAAGCAATTAGAGTATATATTTTTTTGTGGCAACTATGGGGATCCTGCGATGTGTACAGATCTCATAGACATGATTGCCTATACCACAGACATAAATCCTAAATTTAGTTTCGGCATACACACCAACGGTAGTTTGAGAACACAGAGTTGGTGGAAAGAATTAGCCATAACATTGCCGGAGGCGCACAAGGTTACATTTGCTTTGGATGGATTATCAGACACACATGACTTATATCGCATAGGCACAGACTTTAACAAAATCATAAGTAACGCCAAGGCATTTATTGGCGCTGGTGGTCAGGCTGAGTGGCAGTTTATAAGATTCCGCCACAATGAGCATCAGGTGGCTGAGGCAAAACAAATGGCCAAAGATTTAGGCTTTATAAATTTTTGGATGAGAGATAGCAGAGAATGGAACAGCCATGAGCTTCCAGTATATGATGGCGATGCTATTACACATTATTTAGAGCCGGCCACAGACGTAAATCCAAGGATTATTACATCAGATATCATCCAAAATTTAGATAACATAATGTCAAACATGGACATAGATTGTGCTGTTAAGCACAGAAAAGAAGCATTTATAACATACGACGGTACCGTGTTGCCGTGTTGTTATCTGGGTCAGATACCACATCTATCTGTACCTGATAATGTCATTGATCAAGATAGGACTATTGCTAAAAAAATTGATCATGAATATCATGAGTTAATTTACTCCCTGGGTGGCACAAAAAATCTCAATGCTCTAAAAAACTCTCTGGATGACATCATAAACTCAGAGCAATATCAGACTGTGTGGGATACATACTGGCACGATAAAAAACTTATCACATGTGCCAAGACATGCGGCAAACAATCGGATGACGATAAATAGCGGTATGGCAGGCAAATATAACAGCATAGACGGTAAATCAGAAAACTTAGACTGGTGGTATGACAAGCAGATACGCCGCTATCTGACTCAGCTGATCAGAATCTTTAGTCACTTTCGTGTCAGAGAGTACACCGAGAAGGGTGTAAACTATAACCGTGTGCCTTGTCGTTATGCTGATAGCAGTCGTATGGTTACACACATCATGCGTAACAATTCAGAAAACATCATAAACTCTTGTCCCTTTATCAGTGTTAGTATACAATCACTCAAATACCAGCAAAGCAGAACTCAGGATCCTTTTAACGTTGATACTGTACAAGTAGCAGAGCGTGAATATGATCATCAGAACAATGTGTATGGTGAGGGGCCAGGTAACCTGTACACAGTACATCGTTATATGCCAGTGCCTTACGACTTGACCATTAACGTAGACATCTGGTCTCCCAACACTGACACCAAGTTACAGATCATGGAACAGCTCATGGTTATCTTTAACCCTAGTATACAAATACAAAGCACCAATAATCCACTTGACTGGAGTAGTATATTTGAGGTAACACTTACTGATGTAAACTGGAGTAATCGAACTGTACCAGCTGGTGTTGACGAGATCATTGATATTGCTACCATGACATTTGATGTGCCTATTTGGATAAATCCACCGGCGCAGGTTAAACGTCAGCAAATAATTCAGACCATAGTTACAAATATATTTTCCGATACTGACGACGACATCTACGGATTTGATAGTCAGTTCTATGACTTCTTTAGAACAGTGCCTGAAACACCTGAACAACTAATTATTACACCCAACGATTATAGACTTAAAGTTGAGGGTTCTGAAGTACAACTACTTACCAGAGACTATAAGCCAGCAATATGGTCTGACTTATTAGAAGTTCAGGGAGGGTTACTAACAGATACAAGTTTACTAAAAGTAAACACTAGTGATGACATTGATAATGAGCTTGCTATGATTGTGGGCAGTGTTAAAGAACATCCATTTGAACCCAGCAAACTTATCTGGAACATTGCGGCAGATACGCAGCCTTCAGACACATTGACCCCAGTAACCAGAATTGTAAATCCAGATGACGCTTCACCTGGTGACGGATTACCTTTTGCGGCTATGGGTCAACGTTATCTAATAACTGCTGAAACTCCTCAGGGCGAAAATTACTGGGGTAACGCAAACATTATAGCAAGTCCAAACGATATTATTGAATACACAGGTAGTTGGGAAGTTGCTTTTGATAGTTCTGTTTCTGGACAAGCTGAAGTTGTAACCAATAACTATACGAACAAGCAATTAAAATGGGACGGTGAAAAATGGCTGAGTGCTTACGAGGGTGTTTATAATGGAGGTTTCTGGCGCCTCTATCCCTGATGCTACCACAGCGGCTGGTGTATTGTTCCTAGCTCGCGACACTGGCAGATGCTTGCTACAACTTCGTAACTCAGACAAACGCTTTAAGCATACCTGGGGCTTCTGGGGAGGCATGATGGAGAAAGGTGAAACACCTTTTGAAAGCATACAGCGAGAGTTGCTAGAAGAAATAGGCTTTGTGCCTGATCTACAGAAGCTCAACCCCATGGACATCTATCAGAGTCGCAACAAAAAGTTCTATTATTATAGTTTTGTATATGTGACTGACTCAGAGTTTATGCCAAAGCTCAATCCTGAAAGTGCGGGCTATGCCTGGGTAGACATTGGTGTGTGGCCCAAGCCCTTACATCAGGGTGCCTATGTAACATTAAGTAAGAATAGCGGTACTGAGAAACTACAAAAGATTTTAGATATTGCTAGGACCTGATATTTTTGTTCTTGGTAACTGCCTGATCTAACACACTCAAATCTACTCCCAAACTTTCAGCATAGTGTATGAGTGCGGCTGTGTCCTTGGGGAAGCAATGTCCACCAAAGCCAGGTAGTCTGTCAGGTCCAGGAACTTGCATGTGAGTCTCACCCATTCTGGGATCGCGCATCAGCATATCAGTAAAGTTTTCCCAGGGTATGTCAGTGTGGGAAGCATCATACAGACTACGAAGTTCGTTAAAGAATGTTACCTTGGTAGCAAGCCAACTATTGATAGTATACTTGAGCAAACTAGCAGTAGTGAGGTCAACCTTAAAGGTGGGCACTACTCTGACGTTGCTATGGTTGACATAAAGCCGTTCCACATACTCACAGTCAGTCCAGTCTCCTCCCAGGATCTGCATATTGGGATTTAGGAAGTCCTGTAGCGAGTTTGCCTCAGTTAAAAACTCTGGATTGTAAACTATTCTAAGGTTGCTGTGGTTGTCTCTGAATGTAGTCAGATGTAAGGGAGTAATAGTGCTCTTTATAATTACTATGCCCTGATAGTTTAGATCAGATAGTTCACAAAGTACTTCACTGGCAATCCTAACATCTACATCGCCATTGTCTAGTTCTGGAGTGGGTACGCACACAAACACAGCTTCAGCATCAAAGTCATTGACCAATACATCCAGTGTGATGTTGGTGAGCAGGGGATCAACTATGAGTTTATTTACGTCACGTTTGAACCCGTTGGCTACAGCACTGCCCACGAAGCCGTGCCCTATGATACCTATTTTTGCTGTCATACTATTACTTACTTGTTTTTCTGTCTACGCCGTCCCAATTTGGTCCTGGCTTGGGCTGTGATAGTCTGCGTTCATACAAATCTGCTAATACTTCGTTGTACTTTCTGAGGTGCTTGAGATTTTTGCTTGCCTCAGTCCAGCTACGATTCTGGTAAGATTTGGTAACACTATTAATCGCTAAACTATATTCTACACTAACTATAGTGTATATGTCAACCGTAGCGGTCTGACCTTTCACAGCAATGCGGTCAATAAACGCTAGTTCGTCAGGGTCATAGTCTGTGAGTTCATCCAATGTTTGTTTAGTAAACATATAGAACACCCCATACTCCTTGGTCTGTGCTTCCAGTCTGGCCGCTAGGTTTACGCTATCGCCCAACACAGTATAATCAAACCTTGTGTCACTGCCCATGTTACCAACCACAGCATC